CAGCGTCCAGATCAGACGGGTCAAATGTCTGCGTGATGATGGGTTTCTTCATGGTCGTGCGCGTCGTGCCAAGAATATCCTTCGAGGAATCCTCCTGCCAGTCGTATTCCATGCTGGAATCTGTGACGCGCGTACCGAGGGGAGACCACGTGGGGGTTCCGGCTTCGCCCGTATTGAGATACGCGATCAGAAGTTCGCGGTCTACGGTCTGCCCAGACGTGGTGTTAAAGGTCATATCAGCCATTTTTAATCACCTCGTAATTCATTTTCATAAGGATTTGGTGATCCTCGTCGCCGTTTTCGTACACGGCGAAAAGCGAAGATCGCGTTGTCGGCTCAATGCGAATAACGCGGCGGCCGTCGCCAATGTCAGGTGGCGTCTCGCTTGCTGCCCAATCGCCCAAGGCGTTAAGCAGCTCGTCGGCTTTGAGCCGTTTATCATTGCTATTCCTCGGTTTCATGCGGTAGATGACCTTAAATTGGTATTCCGCCTGATATCCGCCGAGAATGTATTTTTTGACAATGTACGCCGCCTGAATTGTGGACAGCGCCATCGCCGCAGTATCGGCGGGAAGAAATTCAAACCGAATCAAATCAACCGGCTTGTCAGGGAATGTGTTTAACCACGCAAGCAGCTTTCGGGAAACTTGATCTTCTTCCGCTGCCGATACCGTCTTTTTAACCTGCTCCGTACTTCTTCACCGCCTTTTCTGCCACGCGCAACCACTTATCAAGGTTCTGTGCTTTAGATGCTTCGCACCAATGAGCTTGAGCTTGTGGGTGCGCTGTGTGGTTGAATACTAAATTGCGGTCAGTCACGACCTTTGTACCGCCTTTCGGCGCGTATGTGCTGCCGGTATTTGGGTCAACCATGACTTTCCCGTAGTACAAAAATCTTGCGTAAGGGCCGGGATAGATGATGTCGTTGCCAACTACCCTTGTACGCTGCGTTAACGAGCCTGTGAGCATCGGCACAAAAAGCTGAGTATCTTTCTCCATCTGCTCGGCTAAGACGTGCTCTGCGCGCGTACAAGCCTTTGCAACGGCAGTTCTTACAGCGTCCATTCCATCGGTATGAACGGAAAATTTAATTCCCATTACGCACCTCCGACTTCCCAGTGCTGCATATCGGCACTACCGTAGTCCATAGCGTCAACCTTGGTCACGTTGTAGCAATCGTCATGGCTCAGTACGACGGTCATGTCGTCCGACACAAACTCACCCTTCACAAAGCACGTCATGCCACCGTTGCCCTTGTATGAGAGCGTCCACAGGTCAGACTTATCCACCGCCTTAAAAAACGATTGCGGGCCGATGTAAGTTTTCGGTTTACCTGTTACCCCGTCCACTGCTTCCACGGCGAACGGGATATACAGATTCACAGCGTCCGCACTTTCAAGGCCGCTTTCGCGCACGTTCACGCTTTTCGACGCTTGCAGCATCACGCCGCGCAGGACTGTGGTATAAACCTTCTCGGCTTCATCAAGAGTTGTCGAGTCGATCTCCTGCACGATGTTGTAAATCGTTACAGTGTGGGGGAACATGGACATGGCCCATACCCCCTCGCTTTTAGAAGTCCATACGGTGCAAGATACGTCACGACCGCTTCGCGCTTTCTACTCTCGATAAGCTGCACATCCGTCGCAGACACATTTTTACTGTCAAAGCTGCGCGTCCACGCGCCTACCGTTTCGCTCGATACGGCGCGCTCAGTGTCCGTCGAGACCGCATTGAGTTTGTTGCTGTCTTGAATGATCTCAGCCAAAGCACACACAGCGTTTTTGACCGCATCCGCCGCATCGCCAAACGCATTCTTGGCTCGGCCCATCGTAACGTAATCTACATAAGCGGATGCTTTTACTGCAAGAGCCGGAAAGATATCTTCGGTCAGAGACCCCCCCATGTAAACCGTTGCATAATAAATATAATCAGCGTACGCCATGCGCAGCCTCCTTTTCTGGGCCCTCCCCCCCCCACCGTCACGGCAAACCGTTCAGGCAGGGGAGGAGGTAACAGTTTACTTGCTCGTGTCAGACGCGATAAACAGGCCGTTCGGGTTGGGAACAACCGGGATGAACAGGCCGCTTGCCTTCGTCCAAACCGCAACGGGGTCAGGCGTAGCCCACTGGGTAACGGTAATGTACTGGTTGGCGCTCTTTTCGTTGTACTGGCCGTAATCATCCTCTTCGGGAGTAACGCCCCACAGGCCTGCGCCGAAAGAAGCGGAAGTGCCGTTGGAGAGGAACGCGATCTTGTCATCGGGGAAGAAGCGCTTGGTGGTCTCCTTACCGCTCGAAGTCTGCGTCTTATAGCGCAGGTCGTTCGTGGTAATGGTGCCAAAGCCGAACATGGACATAAACAGCGCACTGAGGCGGTCGGTCGGAACATACGTACCGACGCCAACGCTGCCGTAGATCATCGCCTGGATGCCCTTGTTGGACGACAGCTTGCGCAGAATCTTGTTGGAAAGCACAACCTCGGTAAGAGTGTTGCCGCTGTCCGCTGCATCATCGACGATCGCGCGAAGCTGACCGATGATATCCGCATCAGCGCTCAGATCGAGCTTGTAGCCGATATTGCTGGCGGGAACGCCGTAGTCGACCGTCATGTTAAGGTTGTTTTCCTTGATGGTCATCTTGCCGGTGGCGAGGACTTCCATCTTGGCGACCTCGGTGCGAACCTTGACCGCATCGGCCATCAGACGCATATCGTCAAAGACATAGCGCACAACGGCGTCATCGGCGTACACGCCGTTTTCGGTCAGCAGGCGGACGCGCTCGGTCTGGTTGATCTTGCGCTTGATGAGCAGCTTTTCAACTTCGGTCTTGTCGAACACAGGGCGAGAGCCAATCTCAGCCTCAGTATCGAAAGCGTGGACAGTTGCCATCACAGGGATGGTCGCGCCCGCAGCAAGGCGGAGATACTCAGCCTTGATGTTCTCGGTCTTCTGGTCGGGGAAAATGCGGTCGCCGATGTAGGCAGGACGCGCAACAGAAAGGTTCTGCGAAAATTCCAGACGCTCAGCGTCAGAAATAAGATTCAGAATATCAGCCATAGATTTTTACCTCCTTACTTAGCCGTTTGCAGTCCAGACGGGATACAGGGTCACGTCACCGGTCATTTCGACCTCAGAGACCGCCGCGCCGCCCTTGCTGGTGCTCCAACCGGTCTGGGTGTTGTTGCTCTTGGTCAGCGGATAGCTGGTGGACACCTTTGCAACAGAGCCATCAAAATAGCTGTTGGAATCCACAGGGACATCGCCGGTGCCGTCGTTCTTGTCGTAAGTTACGGTATAACCGCGAGTAACGGCGGGAGCGTCAACAAAGATAATGCCCTTCCCGGCAAGCGCGGTCTTTGCTGCCGAAGCAATGTTCAGGCTATCAGCAAGAACGCGCCCAGCCACGAGGACAGAACCGGGCATATTGCCATTGGTCACGTCGACCGCTTCAAAAATGATGCCCTCTGCCTTACCGTCATTGGACGGAAAAACAGTGCCGGGGGCAACCGTCTTATAGATGCCATCCTGCACGCCAAGCGTCGCAGGGATCTCATGGGTCTTCAGCACAAGGCCGACTTCGCTTTCAAGGAAGTTCGGACGCGCTGCGCCGGAAATGTTAGTCACAAAAGACATACGTTAAATTCACTCCTTCGTTGTAGTCTGCGCATACTGCGCATTAAACTGTTTTGCAAACATTGCGCCTTTGCCTTCGCTTGCAGGCGCGCCGCCGGTACCGACGGGCTTTGCAAAGCTCGGCGTGGGCTTGCTGGCCTGAAACGCGGACGGATCAGCTTCGGTCTGTGCCTTATGCCATTCATCAAAGCCATCAAGCACACCGTCTTTAAGCTCGAGGTGCTTTTCTTTGAGGTCGGCAAAATAGGCCTTTTCCGCAGCTTTTGAGGAAAACTTGATGCCCTTATCTGCAACAGCTTTTTTCATTGCATCGTCATAATCGCGGTCGGAAATCTGCGCTTTATAGTCGCCAGTATCCTTGTCGTACTTTTCCTGCAATTCTGAAAGCTGCTTCTTGAGGGTCTCCACCGTTTCACCGGTTCCTTTTTCCTCGTACTTCTTGTTTTTTTCTACTTCCGCGTCCAGTTTGGCTTGGACAGTTGAAAGCGCCTTTGTGATTCGCCTGTCAAACTCCGCCTTATAGATGGGGTCAGCCAGTATTTCATCAAAAGTCATGATTTCGTCTGCCATTTTTATTCTCCTTTTATTTCCACAGCGTCATTCCCCGCTGCGTATTACAAAAAAGAGCCAAACATTACGCGAAAGCGTGTTGTTTGGCTCAAATTGCCACTTCTTTTGCCTCGATTGGCAAACGGATATATTTAATTACAGTCGCTTTCTGTTTTTAATGCTTCCCTTTTTTGCCGCGTCGTATTGTTCTTCTGTCCATCCGTACGCCTTACAAAACAAGGGCTTCCCCTTTTCCATCGCAGCATTGTAATCTTTAACAGAATAGGACTTTGCGCTAACAAGTTTAATGGACGCGGGATCAAGCAGCGGCTCTCCATCGCTACCCACTCCGGAAACCTTACCGGTTACTCGATATTGATACTTGAACGGGTACTTAGGGCTTTCCCAAACGGATACGCCATCTTCTTTTTCCCCCGTCATGTGGTTGGTGGACACGCGCATAGTCCCATTCTTGAGATATTCAATCTCTTTAGGGTTATCGGTTCCTCGGTAAAACTGCCCGTCCTTTTGATAGCCAGCAAGTCTAAGTGTCTCCGCTTCAATAATGCCGCTTATCTTGTAATATGTATCATTATTAAAATCGTGGTCTCTTAAGACAATTCGGCCATCAGATAAAATTGCGTTTACATTTTCGTCGCCGACATATTTCCCATTTAGAAATCCAGATACTTTAGGCGCTTTGTACACTTCAAATTCTCCACTTTCATTTTTTGGGATTTGAAGCGTTTCACCGGTTTTTTCTCCAGTAAGTTTGTACTGGTCATCTTTTAATGCCTCGTAGCTTGTTCCGGTCGCCTTCCCCCAAACTCTGTGTTCGACCCCGTATTCGGCACTTGCTTCGGTATCGACGGTCTGCTTTTTGGAGGCCGCCGTTGATTTCTTTTTGAGATCTCCAAAGTTCCCGCTCTCGCGCATTGCATCCGTCAGACTTTGTCCGTCTTTAATAAACACGCGGCGACCGCCAATCGTGCGCCAAACTCCACCTTCGTCTGCCATACCAAGCCAACGCTCCTTGTCGAAAAATAAAAAAGAGCCAACCGACTACGAACATAGTCAGTTGGCTCTTCGTGCCACTTCCACGTGCTCGATTGCACTATGGGTGCTTATTTATTTGTGATTATTTTACCACATCACCGTGCGAAAGGGAAGAAGAATATCACTTTTTTAGCTCTTTTGCTTCGATAATTTGCGCTTTTACGCTTCCGTCTTTCATTTGCTTTAGCTGCACGCGCGCCCCAGATTCAAGCGCCCGTTCAATGGCAAATTTGAGTTTTTCATCGATCATATAGCACTTTCGTCCTTTCCCATTGCAGCGGCAATTTGGCCGCTTCGCTGAAAGCATTATATTTAGAGTTTAGCCGCGTCAGCTTTATTTTTGCGGCGCGATACTCGTCCGTCTGCTCACTTGCTTTATACGCCGTTACAAGCCGTTTCTGCTTGATGATCTGGCGCTCCACACGGCGCTGCATCTGCGTTGCCTCGTATGCGGTATAAGTCTTCCCGTCAAAGGTACAGCCAAGCCCATCGTCGATATGTTCAAGCTGCTCGTCGGTGTAGGTGCGTTCGGACACGCCCTCGACCCAAACATTACGCCTGTGCCGACAGTTGGCACCTTCCAGCCCATCAACAGCGCCAAGGCCACAAACCTCATAAATGCTCGGATAAATATCGCCGGTTTGGACGCTGTACACCTTACCTTGCCAATCCTTATGGTTTGACCACGGTGACGGCCCCGGCTTATCTCTCGCGCCAGCATGGGCGGAAACCTCGAAATAGGGTGTATCAAGATATTCTGCCGATTGCTCTGTGTATTTCGCGCAGATTTGGGAAACACCCGTCATTACTGCTCTGCGCGCCGCCACATCGATCTGATCTCGATGGCCACTCTCGTAGTCAACCACCTTGATGCCGTTTTCTGCGAGCTGCCTTACAGCATTTGCAATGGCCTGATTGTAACTGATCGCGCCGCTCTGAATCTGCATTTCTGCGTTATCCAAAGCCCACTGATAAGCGCGCGCGGGCTTTAACATCGTGTTGCCCACAAGGAAACCCATAGAAGCCGTTAAATTACGGAATGCATCATAGGTCTGCAGCTTAATTGCATCCACTGTAGCCGCGTCTACAAGCGTTTCCGGCTGCGTGATATGCGCAAGGTCAATCAACTCTGTGTAATACTTCTGGTTGCGTTCTACAACGTCATTAAGCAAACTATTTAGCTTTTGTTTGCTAATTCCTGCTGTTTTGCTAATAGCTTCTTCGATGCTTTTAAGGTCAATGCCGTGCGACCGCAACGCTTGAATATCCTGTACCGTAACTTCGTTAAGCTGATCTGTGATATTCAATCGGCTGCAAATCTCATCAAGCAGCGTGTTTTCAAGAGCACGGTATAGTTCAGCCAACTCTTCGGGGAGAGCATCTAAAGCGGCAGGCGAAAACGGGTACTTTCGCACGGATTGTCACCTCACTCTATCTCCTGTTGCGGTTCATTTACCATATCCTGCATTTTGGGCAAAGCCGCTTTTGCAGTATCCTCATCCTCATTAAAATACTTTGCGCGCAGCTCCCACGCATTCATGATATCCGCACCCACGAGCTGCAAGTCGCGGGCAAACTCTTTATCTTTGGTCTCCTGATCATCAAGTATGCTGTCGCCCCAATCGTAAGTGGTCTCATAATCGCCAGCCGGTGCCAGCCCGTAAAGCGAAGCATACACGTCCATTGCGTAAATCAGGGAATCGAATGTATGTGCAAGCGCCGCCTGGATACTGCTAACCAGCACATACTTGCGCTGCTTGCTGCTTCGAATCTCAGTCGCGGTTTTTTCAATCGTTTGCGGGTCGGAAATATCTCCATAAGAAAGGCCAATATTAAATTCAACACGCCGAAGAGTATTCTGAAACCCGCGATAAATCGCATCATCCCTAATCTGCGGCTCGATGTGCTGGAAAAAATCTCCATTCGGAGAGAACGGGCCGATTTCAAACAGGCGCTTGTTGAACATATCCGCCGTGCTGGATGTTCCGTCCATCAAGACCTTACGCTCGCTCGACTTATATTCCCAGCGCAGACGCTCCCACTGCTCATCCGCTTGCTTGATAAGCTCGACCGTCGCCGCATCGCCATAAATGGACATACCGCACATGCTGTTACTATCTGCAGTGTTGGCAATAGGCGGCTTAAAATAAGCAAACAATGGTCCGTCTACATTCTCGATGGCCACTTCCGGTTCAATATCCGCCCACTCCGGAATAGTTGTGAGTTGCGCGTCAGCGCCAACGGATCCAGCGGAATCACTGTAATATGCCTTGTTTTTGATGGTATAGGTCGTACTGTTTAACTCGTGTGATTCGAGCCTTACATAGTACGTTCCGTTTACTTTAACCGGCTTATCCTTAAAAACGCCGCCAATGCAGCGACCGGACGGGTCAAACTTTGTCGGCTGAAAGCCCGCAGCGCCGGTAACATCCACAAGCATATTGTCACCGTAAATATACGGCTTCAACGCCACACCACCAAGCGCAAGGCCGAGTTCTAATGCCCGATTAAAGTTTTCTTTTGCTGTCTGAAAATTTTCGTTCAGGTAATCTGCGCGCTTGCTGCCGGTGATGTTTGCTGTAAATTCAACCAGCGTCGGCCTTGCCACTTCTCGGCAAATCGCAGCGGGCAGGCCTACCGCTTTCACATCACAGTTTTGCCACGGTGGGGTATTGACCATCATCGCATACCACAAACCGATATGCTGTTCCATCGTAAGGCTTACGGCGGGAGATGCGCCAAATTCCCGCTCGGCGACCGCCTGCGGAAAGAAAAATCGTTTTACTGTATTTACAATGCCATTCACTAAGCCCATATTTTTATCTCCTCAACTTTACGGAGCTGCTTGCATACATAGGATTTTCAACTGCAATTTCTCGGCGCAGAACCGTCATAACAAAATACCTAACAGCGTCGAGGACGTGATCATTCTCTTTAATGACTTTATCTTCTGCCGCGTCCTTATCCCAGCTATAAAGCCCAAACTCATCAAAAGCGTGCGTGCAGCTTTCATGAAATTTGATTCGCCCCGATTTGATACACGCAGCCGTTAAACGGATCCCATCAAGAACATCGTTATTTGCTTTCCAAACAGCAAACTTCCCATGTCTACGGATGCACTCCGAAAATGACGCGGCGCTGGGGTCAATGACGATTCGCTCAACATTATATCCGTCTGCAAACCGTTCCAAATCTTGATAATATTCCTCGTCTGTCTTCTGCCGATTGGTGGCTCGCCCGCTGTGATAGTATTCTTTCTCCATTACAGCGCGGCCTTTATCCATGCGCCACAAACAAAAGACGGTAGGATTTTGCGTGCCGTAGTCGCAGGAAATATAATACTTTCCCGCGCCGCCCGTTTCGTTCGTGACGTTTACTTCTTTGGCGAACATCGGATATACCAGCCCCTCGGCCACTACCCACAGGCCGCGAATGTATCGGTCGTAGAACACGCCGGAAAACATTGCCTGATAGCGTTCCAGCGTCTTTTGAGACAAGCCGGGGTTGTCCGTCATTTCAAAATGCAGATACAGCGCGTTCCGCTCCTTGTTCCGCTGTATCCACTCTGTATAAAACCAGTGCTGCGGACTTCCCGGGTTGCAGGAAAACCACAGCTTTGCCCCGTCTACCGAGCAGCGAGTCAATGCCTGTTCCACAAACGAGCGCGGCATCAGCACTACTTCGTCCAGCAGCACACCCGCCAGCGTGCGGCCCTGAATCAGCGTATAGCTGGCCTCATCCTTGCCGCCGAACACCTCGAAGTAATTCGTCACGGCACCGCGCCGCACTTCCATAACCTTGTCGCCGCGCCGCCAGCGGATGATATAGCGCTCCTTTGCCAAACTCATCGCCGTAAACGGCACGATGATGTTCTTGGTGCAGCTATCCACCGTGCGTCCACACACGCCGAAACGCTGACCGCTGAAATTCTCCATCGCCCAGTGGACGAACGCCCACATCATGATGGAGGTTTTGCCGGAACGCACAGCGCCGTCACAGATCAGCGCGTCATACTTGGAATAGGGGAAAGCGAGGATTTTTGCTTGCTTTGGGCTAATCATGTGGCATAAATACAACTACCATAGACGGAAATGGAGCAGAATTTTTACTTCCGCCGAATTTTAATCGCCCTCTAATAAACCGAATTTCCACATTGTTTCTTTTGTATATGTAATCGTGGAACCATTTTGTATCTGTTCTGGCAGGAAGTAGCATTACGACGGTAGCCCCGCTAACGGATGCAAATAACGCTCGCCTCACCCATTGCCCGATGCCGCGCCCATATGGAGGATTGCACCACACGGTTCCTTTCCACGGATGTTCCAGTCCGTCTTGTTCCTCCGTATAGAACTTGTCGCATTTTGCATTTTCTGGAGTTGCACACACATCAAGTGTAAATTGAAATTCATTATTCAGTTTATCAAACAAATCTTGTGGCGTTTCCCATAAGTCTGTTTTACTAGAAAACATTAATTCTGTATTCATGTGTCACTCTCAAGCTCCTTTGCCATTTCCTTTAGGCTCTGACTGAGCGCGTCTTCCTTTACCGTGTCGGCAGGACTGCCGCCGATCATCGCCCACTTGTCGATCAGCGTTCCCATTGCCGTGGTGATCTGGCTGAGATTTGCCGCCGCCAGCTTTTCGGGGTCGTTGAGCATTTCAAGCCCCTTACCGATGAACGAACACACAAGGTCTTTGTGGTCGTTCATGTATTCCATCACATCGGCGGTGTTCTCTTCCTTTTTTTGTTCGCACTTTTCCACAATGTCGGCATTCGCCCGCACAAGGTTCTTGACCGTCGTTGCGGACACGCCGTTTATTTTCGCTGTGGCGCAATAGTTGTTCGTCTGCACATAGTCCGCCAGTATTTTCTTTTTCTGCCGGTCTGTCAGACGCGCAGCCATTGTCACCACCTCGCCGCTTTTATTTGCTACCAGCCCCCACCCCTTGGCCTTATATAGCAAACTTTACCCGCCCATGCGGCTTTCTGGAAGCTCTCAAACATGGGGTACACAGTTATTTCGGACCACACCGCGCTGCGCCTTTTCATCAGCCGCACGCTGTTTTTGCGGATTAACTGTCCGCCGCTGTGGCCACCAGCTTGTGTGTACTTAACTTCTCGCGCTTCCTCGCCCGCTTGTGTGGTTGGTACGGCATTGCAGTCCTGCCCTGCTTTAGCGCTTCGGGGAAAGTCCCCGTCACTCGCTGTGGTCTCCCCTTACGGGGCACCTATGCCGCATATTGGTCGTCTTCCCGCTTAGATTGTCACACGCTACCGGCAACTACGCTCCGAAAAGTCGCAGCCCCTATTCCGTCTGGTCAAACCGGTCTTGACACATCAAGACAAGCGCAGTTTTCAGCGAGCATTGTCATTTTCATGTGGGCCATGACGACAACGGTCTCACATTGTCCGGGCGCTACCCGGCCTCTCGTGCAGATGGTGAGGATTTGCACCTCACATAGCCTAACAGTGTCGGCCTCCACCGCTTTGCTGAGCGGCACCCGAACTGTCGTTTGTAGTGTCTACCTATTCCGCCACATCTGCATATGTCCCCGCTGGGCCACATCGTTGAGAGGTGCGCGGGGTCCTGTGCCGCATGAGAGGTGCGACCTCTCGGCCCTGATCGTGGGCTGCATCGTGCGTGCGGCATGTTGCGGGGCCGGTGTGAAAAGATGAAAAGCACCGCGCCCCGCGTATGGCGCAGGAGGTAAACGCCATAAATGAGAGAACCGCAAAGGCTTTTACACCTCTGCGGCTCAATTCTCCCATAATTGCAATGCCCTGACTCACTTATAAGTGAGTTTTGCAAAATATTTTTATAAACTTTTTGGGCAGTCCGACCGCCCGAGCAGATAATCAATAGACACGCCAAAATAGTCAGCAATGCTTATCAGCGCGTCCATTGACGGTTTCTGCGTCCCCATCTCGTAGCGCTTGATTGTGTTGCGGTTCAGCCCGCACAGCTCAGATAACACGCAGCGTTTTAACTGATGGCGCTCGCGCAATCTCCGCAGCCGGTCAGGAAACGTGCTCATTCCTCACCCGCCTTGCGTCTCAACCTGTAGTTTTCCGTTTCCAGCTGATTAACCAAATCGTCACGAGACTTCAACTTCGCCCACAGCGCTTCAATCGTGATTTTCGCCTCGTCCAATGCTCGCAGTTGCCGGTCGATGTCCTTTTGATTCATCGCGCATATCCTTTCCGCAGTAAGGGCAAAAATTGCTCTCAGTGCTTGTTTTTAGTTTGCACGCTGGGCACATGAACCGAAACGCCCAATCTGGCCACGGCGTACCATCATCACCACGGGTAATAACGACCCACTTACTCACGGCTCAGCGTTCTCTTGGCCCATGCCCACAGGTTTCGCCACGGGTGGGCTTCTGCGTAATTTGCGCGCTGCTCGGCATTGTATCGTCTATTACGCATTACATTAAGGGCCTCTTGCTTAGAAGCGCACTCATCGTTCGCCCGCCCAAGCGCCGCCTCGGTATCAGCGAGCTTATTTCGCAGCGCATCCGCGTCCGCTTTCAGATTCGCGATTTCGTTCTCACGGTTGATGGCCTCGCCGTTCATCTGGCTGATCTGCTCAGTCAGAGCGGCGTTCTTTCGCTGCATCGCCGCCTTTAAATTCGCATATTCGGCAATCAGATCATTCTTCTCGTCGATACAGTTTTTCAGCTCGATGATCTCTGCTTCAAGCGCCGCAGTCTTCTCCTGCGCGTCCTCCACCATCTTCGCCATCTGGTCTTTGGTGTACTTCTTTACATTGATGCTCATAATTTGGCTCCTTTCATTCGTAGTTGTTCTTCCCGTCCCCGGTCGCTCACGATGCTCACGACCTTTACGTCGCCGTATCGCTCAATGTCCATGGCGATGCGCTCCTTGATGCCCTGCGCGTCAGCGGCGGGGACGTTGGCTTTAATCGTGATCGTCAGCATAACGCCTCCTTTTCAAACCGAATTTTCATTTGTGCAGGGTAAAGGTCTACTTCTGGGCGGCGTTTTCCCGTCCATCTCAGCCCACCAGCTTGACCGACACATTTCCACCCGGCCGCTTTGAGGCTCACGCCGCTTTCGCTTTCCAGAATATACGTTACGAGCCGCTTATAGCCCATCGCACGAGCAGCCCGCCACGCAGCGGCGTACAGCATAGAGCAGGCGTTCCGCGTCCCATCCGTGCAGCAGCGGTTAACCTCCAACGTCCACCCGTCATCAAGGTGACGAGCGACAGGCCTGCCGACAATGGCCACGCCCACGATTTTCTCTCCGTCAGAGCAGCCAATCGAAAACTTGTGTCCTACGAACGGCTTATGATGGCGGTGATACTGCTCGACATAGGCGTTCGCCTCTTTTAGCGTCATCGGGCATATTTCAAGCATGGTTACCCTCCTTCGGATCGCCGTAGCTGCAAAAGTCGTCTTGCTGCATCGGCTTCCCACTTAACGTGCAAAGAGCCCCGCCTGATGACACCGCAAAGCTATTGATATATGCATACTTGCAGTCCTTGCAACGCGTCACCGGCGCAACATCAGCGGCGGGAATACTGTTGATTTCCTGCGTGCAGATTTCTGGATTTTCATACCGACGTGTGATTAAATCAATCACAGTTTTTCGCTCCTCCTGTTCCACTTTTCGATGATAAATTTGGGTTCGCTATATACGCCACTTTCAAAATCACACTCTGGACAGTATATATAGCACTCTTCTGGGCTGTTGCCATCTACTGTTTCAAGTATTGCTTCTCCGCCGCAGAACGGGCAAGGTTTCAGGTCATACATCCTTCGTCGCCTCCACATAGCACCACTTCGGGCGGATGCTCAGCATAATAGCCTTACTCATTTTTCATTGCCTCCAATGCCGCTTCCGCCGCCTCGCGGGTGAGGAATACGGTCTTGCCGAAGCCCTTTATCGATACTCCGTATTCCCTTCCGCGAGCGCCTATTGGCTCGATGCCAACAAAGCCAATCTCATTACCCAACCCGATCTGCTTAACCTCGCACTCGCTTATATGCTTGTCCGTGTCCAGTAAGGCAAACACCCGCTGGCCCACCTTGCACGGCAGCACCACCAGCCGCCCGTCCTTGTCAGCCTCGGCCAGCTCGCGCAAGCGATTAAAACTGCAAAGGCTTTCCAAATCAGCAAAACGCATCAGCTTCAGTGTGATCTCCTCCGCCTTATCTTTCGGCAGAACTTCTTCCGGCGCCCACCCGCTGTCCTCGTAAGCGGCGATCCGATCCTTGAGGCGATTGCGGCAGTACAGCGCGGTGCAGCTATCCATCGGCTTACCATGCTTACCCGTCCAATCCGCTTTACACTTCTGGCAGTCCATCATTGCCTGTCCATCGGTGTCGCGCTTCGTGAGTCGTTCCATTACTCCACCTCCTGCGGCCAGAACTCGTGGCGGCACTCGTAGCAAGTTATCGGATCGGCATCTTTTTCCTTCGGGCACACGTTGTCTCCATAGACATCTGCTGGGCAGGCGTACAATACACTTTGACTATCAATCCCTGCACAAGGATAGTTGCCCAGAAACACGCTCTGCCGCGTCTTGACGGGATTCATCTTTGCCCATTCCTCAACTTCGGCCACAACGTCCTCTGGCGAATCCGTCTCTCTTCCAACGCGTAGATAAATGAAACAATTCTTCGGCACTCCCTTTTCATCCATGCGTCTCAACTGCTTGATAAATTCAATAGCGTCCATAATTACCTCCCTAAAATTTGAAGCTCTCTTTGAGCTTGATTCCGTGTACCTCCGCCGTAAAATAGCTGCCCTCAAATGCGGCAGGCTTCCAGCTAAATGGTTCGCCAATGTACATAGTCATTCCCCCCCAAATCTCAATTTTGTCACGGCAATGGGGAATTCTTCGATCTCGCTTGCCCAGCGTGCCGTGCCCTTGCCGTTGTGCCGTTCAAATACCAGTGGGAACCCGCCGATGCCGTCAAACAGGCTGCCCATCGTAACAGGGCGTAGATATTGCGCGCTGATACGCTTTGCCAGGAAATCCCAGAAGGGCAGGGCGATGGAGTTACCCAGTGCCTTGTAGCGCGGGCTGTCGCTTGGTTTGCGCATTTTGCCCCTGCTGTCGCGCCACTCGCCAATGTCGGTCCAAACGTCCGGGAATCCTTGCAGCCGTTCGCACTCCATCGGGGTAAGGCGGCGCACGATCATTCCCGTGCGGACAGTGCTTTGCAAATTCAGACTTTGCCCGCCGCTCTCTTTTGCTTGCAGCGTCCCGTTGATCTCGCCCCCCTCGGTGAAATTGCGGCAATCAACACTGCTGACCACTAAATCGGTGCTGTCCTTGTAGTCTCGCTGCTTGCAGGTGCTCGCAACATCGCCCTCGCGATAATCGCCGAAGCCCTGCATTTGATACGTCAGCGGCACTTGGTTCCCGCCTGTTCCCATTCTTGCTTGCAAACTCGGAACGACCTCGCCACACTCGCGGATGACGTCACAAGCGTGTGTCATATCCAGTGCCACGACCGCGGGCTTGTTACCTCCGCACTCCGCACACAGAGTGGGGGCTTGCTCCTCGGCGTAGCCGATGCTTCGCGCTTGCTCGCTGTTGCCGAGCTTAAACCCGGCGCATACAACCGGCTGATTGTTCCCGCTCATGCCGGCCGCTGCGGTAAGTGTAGGTGATCGGTCGTCTGTCCGAAGTTCTGCGCCGCCCTGCTGTGTAGCCATGCATACGACAACATTAGATGGTCTCGATGGTCTGTTTTCTCCTTCTGCCCGCAATGTTTGAACGCCATTCTTCCAATATCCAACACCTGTTTCTCCGTAAGCATGTGCTATACTTTCGCCTGTTCTACCAGCACCGCTTTCAGAATCTCCGGCAAGTCTTTCCCGCGCCGTTCCGCTCTCCGCAAAATGCCTTGACACGCTTTTGCGCTCAAAGAGTATTTCGCCTGCGGTGTCGCCTCCAAAATCTGCGACAACCGAGATACGACGGCGACGTTGGGGGACTCCCCAGTGTTGCGCATCATGCACTCGCCAAGCCACGCTCCATCGTCCTCCCACTTCATCGTGGTAGCCCCCCCAGGTGTTCCAACCCTTTTCAGGCACTTCAATATCGGGGGCTTCCGGTTCTGCGATGCGGATGATCTCTTCGAGGACTGCCGCGAAGTCTCTCCCTTTGTTGCTTGAGAATGCTCCGGGCACGTTTTCCCAGACCATAAACCGAGGTCTGACCATGTCACCTGTCCGTCCATTCGATCTGTCATGTTCTCTCATCTCCTTTACGATGCGAACCTGTTCCATGAACAATCCGCTCCTTGCGCCGGCCAATCCGGCGCGTTTCCCTGCAATGCTCAAATCCTGGCACGGGGAGCCGCCCGTGATAACGTCCACGGCCTCGATCTCCGCGCCATTGATTTTCGTAATATCGCCGAGGTGCTTCATCCTCTTCCCTCGCATTCCCCGAACAGTTCCCGGAACGTCATCCCAGTCAAATCTTCCAGCGCCAGCAGCAGCCGCACCGTTGTATCGCGGTCGCCGCGCACCCACGCCGACACCGTAAACTGCGCCAGTTCTGTTTGGTTATAGTTCATCTTTTCCAGTGCTTCCTTGAGCACTGGATAAGCGCAGAACTCAAACGGCGTTTTCGGCCTCACGATTTTGCTCATGCGTGCACCTCTCCGTAGATTAGCGCGTCAAGCGACACGCCCAGCGCTTCGGCGATGTACAGGTACGTCGGCATTTTCGCATACCACAGTCCGGTTTCGAGGTTATGTATCGTGATCAGCCCGACGCCCGCCTTGTCTGCAAGCTGCTGCAAGGTCATCCCGCGCAGCTTACGCCATGCCAAAATACGCTTGCCGATTTCTTGCTCAGTCGGGACGCCCTTCGGTGTTCCGCTCTCGAGCAGTAACGCGCTTACAGGTACGTCGAACGCCTTCTCCAATCTCCTAAGCGATTCTAACCTCGGGTAACGCCTTCCCGTTTCCCATAAAGCGATGGTGCTTTGCGGCGCGTCAATATCCGCCGCAAAGGACAACTGTGACAACCCTTTCTTCTTTCGCAAATTGCGGATGCGATGTCCTAATTCCAGTTCTGTGATCATTTCTTCACGCCCATTTCATCTTCTCGGCCGATTATCGGTCATGCGGCGGGTCTTGAAGCTCCGCGCGCCGTAATAGTCGTCATTCTCCTGCGACTGCCGCTTTTCTTCCGCCTTCGCTGCCTGAATCTTTGCGATATCCTCTGCGTAATGCGGGCAATGGCTTTGACAGCCGGGATAGCGCACCGGCGGCAGGCAGAAGTGGCAGTGCTCAAAACTCATCTCACACCTCGCGGATCGTGATGCCGTATCTGTCCTGCATCAGTTTCTTTTTGAGCAGATAATCCTTCGTTTTCGCGCCCTTTGCGTCCTCGACCTCGCGCAACCAGTGCACCGTTCCGTTGCAGTCCGGCTCGGTCGCCCGCTCGTAAATAAAATCCGCGCGGTAGACCATCGGCTTGATTCTCTCACCCTCGATGGTCGTGTAGCCTTCAACGAGTGTGAAATTGACTTGCAACCGCAAATCGCGAATCTTGCCCATCGCTCGCAGCACTTTCAGCTCGCCGAACCGCGCCGCCTCACGCTCGGAATCAAACTTGATTCCGTCGCACACGACCTTGCGGTTTCCGTACTTACTGCGCTTCTTGACTTCCTGCACGGCCATCTTTGCCATGACTTGGGCTTGAGCGTCCTTGCCCAGCTGAGAAATATCAATGCCCATTGCTACCCCCCCCATTTCGGCAGCCGCCGCTTCCCACGTCATCCCGTGTTCTCTCGCATAACGCGATACGCTCGGCATGAACGCCTCCTGTTCGGCTGTCCGCTCGATGTATGGCTTCATCCACGCCACCGAGACTCGCGGGGAAGCTGCACCCCTGATCTTTGCAAGCACTTGGCCGACCTTCGGGGGGAATCCCCTCGTATCCTCGGCGATCAGCGCATTCACTGCGTCCATCGCCTCGGCGGGGTCTTCATTGCCCAGCATGTCCGACCAGAGGGCAACCATCTCTTCGGCTTCTGCTCTGGTCATCTTGGCATAGGCCTGCGGATATGCCTGTTTCAATCGCCCCAAAAGGCTAATCACGTCAGCTCTTTCCACGGTTCTTTTCCTCCTCCAGCATCTCAGCGAATACATCGCCGCCCGGCCGTGTCTGCGGTGCTTTATTGGCCCATCGTTCCCACTTCTCCGCATTTCTGCAAGCCGCTTTCCAGTCTTTCATGGGGGTCTTGCCGACCAACCACCCTTTTGACTCGTAAAAGTCGATGAACCCCTGTGGGTCTACGGGCGATTGGCGTTCAGCCACATAGGACTGAACCTCTGCGAGTGTGGGGGGCGTGAAGCGCTTCGCGCGAGAAATAACACTTTGTCCTTGTCCTTGTCCTTGTCCTTGTCCTTGTCCTTGTCCTTGTCCTTGGCTTTTTTTGGTTTCTAAAAAACCGCTTTGGTTTTTTTGGTTTTCCTTGGTTTCCAAAAAGCCGCTTGTTTTCGGCGGTCTGCCGCCCTTTTTGCCGTTCTCTCGGTAAACATTGGAGGCGGCTTCCTGCGCCTTTATGGACTCGTCAATATCCCGCTGAATTGCGGGCCAAATAAACCTTTCGGGGCCTTCAAACTTCAGCTGTTCTCCGTTTTTCCGGTAAGCGAGCATCGCCCGGACGATAGCCCCGATCGACTCGTCGTCATACTCGCGGAAATAGTCCTCGTAGCTCAGCCAGAGCTTGACATATTCTTTGCTCTCCGCCATACCGTTACCGCCTTAAAACGGCAGCTCGCCGTCGCCCTCGCCGACCTCTGCAAAGCCGCCTGCGGCGCTCTCTGTGACGTATTGCGGTGCGGCGGTGTTGTTATCCTCCGCGCGCCTGTTGTCTGCGAAATACACGCTGTCAGCCTGCACCTCGCAGCTCCTGCGCTTGTTGCCGTTCTTGTCCGTCCAGTCGCGCATCTGCAAGCGCCCCTCGACGCCGATCATGCGACCCTTATCGGCGTAGTTGCAGAGCACCTCCGCCGTGCCGCGCCATGCGACAACGTCGATCCAGTCTGTGCCGCCCTCTTTACCGTTGCGATCAACGGCAAGAGGGAACGACACAACGGATACGCCGCTGTGCGTCTTTTTCAGCTCCAAGTCATGCCCGATGCGTCCCATCAGGCAGATTCGATTCATGCTCATTTCAATTCCTCCTCGCTTTGGTGTTGGTGCAGATAGAGCACATGGCTCTTGCCGATGGCGGCGTTTTGGGCGAGCCATGCGCGCGCCTGCTCGCGGGATAGATGGCTCTCCATCGCGCGGCTCTCATAGCTGAATTCTCCCGCCTCCAGCTTGCGCTTCATGCGCTCCTGTATCTCCTCTTCGCCGTAATTGGCTTCGATCAGATAAAGGTCGTAGTCCTGCGCCACAATGCCGTCCAGCGAGGCGCAGTCCGTCGCATAGAACACGCGCTCGCCGTTTGCAAATTCGATATGCCACGCACAATTCGGAACATCGTGAGGAATGGAATTGTAGGACACACAGACGGGGTAGAGAAGGGAACAGGAGTAGAACAGCACATGGCCTGCCATGCCCTCGTCGGTCACGCGGCGGTCCACGCCGATGCGTCCCATCGGTTCCATGAGCCACGGAGGGACGCACCAGCGCAGCGCAGGGCGCAGGAAGTGCAGGCGCTTGATGGTCTCGGGGTTGAAGTGGTCGCCGTGAACATGCGTCAGCAGGACGAGCCTCAATCCCTTGCAGTATGGTTCGAGTTCCCGAAAGGGAACGCCGCAGTCAATGAGTATTTCATCATTCAGCAGTACGGCGTTCCCCTTGGAGCCGGTCGAAATGACCTTGACCTTACAGATCATTCATGCTCACCTGCTTGGTGGTGCCGGTCTTTCCGTCGTCCGGCGTACCGAGGGCGTCAGCGGGAGCGGGCAGCTCGTCCTTGACCTCGCCTGTGGTCTCGTCCACTTCGACGGTCGGGAGATCAAAATACTGCTCGCGGCTCGCGCGTCCCTCTTTCAGTGAGGTATACACATTACGCAGGCGCACGATGCTCTGCGCCGTGAACGCTTCGGCCTTGCAGCCGATGTACTTTTCAAGGCACTCCATCGGTACGCCGAAGTCATCCTTGAACGCCTGTCCCATCTTGCGTACGCGGTCGATCATGGGTTCATCGCTCTTTCCCATCATCGTCTTGGTACACGCCGCAAGAGCGGCGTCTACCACGTCGCCGGGGATAATGCCAAGAATGCACGCGCGCATACGGCGCGCGCCCTGATTGGCGACCATTTCATAGATGTCGCGCGGGTCGGTGAGGGCAACGCTGCCTTTCTTGGTGTAGCGGATATGCGGCACGGTGAAGATCTTCGTCTGGCGGGTGTTGGTCTCCAAATCCCAGCAGTAGGCCATGACGGTACTCTCGCCGTTCTTCTGCTCCAGCTCGGTAATGCCGAAGTCGAGGTTGCCCCAGTTCTGCGCCATGACCTCGGCGAGACGGATCGAGGGGCCGGTCACGTTCTCGCCGCCGCGCGGGTATTCATAGATCGCGCGCTCGGCAAGGCTCTTGCGCTTGCAGGCGTTGAGAATGCGGTTGTTCGCTTCGATCTCGTCACGGGGAAAACGCTTGGCGACGACCATTGCCGCCTGTACCTCCTGCGCCTGACGGGAGATCATCATTTCGGCGTTCACGCTCTTGGCGCTCACAACTTCGGTGCTGTTGTAGGTCTGCATTTCGTTCATGGTAATATCCTCCTTAAAATAATCATTCGTACTGATAGCCATTGCTGACAAGGAATTGCTTCAAAAGGCGCAGGCGCTCGCGCGTATCGGTCACGCGGAACGACACCGTGAGGCGTTCGACCGCCGCCTGCTCCACGCGCTTCGGGACGACCTGCGGGGCCGCTGCGACGGTATCTCCAGCAGCGCGCGCTGCTGGAGATACCGTGTGGCGTTTCACGGCCTCGCGCTCCTCCTCGGCGCGGCGGTGACGCTCGTTGACAACGGAGATCGCAAGCGAGAGGTCGAGGTTATTTTTGTACTCCACCATGATCTCCGGCGCGTTCTCGCCCATCGTGCCGATGGTTTTCATGTCCTGCGCCACGCCGTCCACCTTTAGCTTGATCTGCTCCATGAGCTTCTTCGGCGTCTTGGCTCTGGCGCTCGCCATATCGACCTTAACGCCGGTCTGCCCGAACGAAAGGAAGTCGATCTCGTTGACCGCGCACAGCTCCCGAAAATAGCCCAGCAGCATTTCCTCGCAGCGGCTCTTGATCTCGCTTTCCGTCGCGTCAATCTTGGCTTTCAGGTCTGCGTCGGCGCGCTTGTACGGGTCGGCAATGCACTCACGGTAGACGGATTCGAAGCTGTCGTACTTCTCCATGATTGCGGCTTTAATGGCCTTGCGCTGGGTCTCGGCATCGGCAAACTCGCGGTTCATTTCGGCGCGAATGTTCTTCACGCTGGTTAAGGTCTCGTCGGTGCAGACAAGGCTCATTGCCTCTGCGACGCGCTGCTCCGTCTGCTCCTTCCGGCTCCTCAAATGCTCCTCGATCACGGGGAGTTGAGTCACTTTCATCAGGGTGTTATCCATCTTCGGTCTCCTCCAATTCTTCAAAATACATTTCCTCTGCGCCGCAGTCCGGGCAGAACTTTTCCGTCACAAGGGCATAGCCGCGCTCACCGTCAAGATTTTCGCGCCGACGCATAACGTCCGGCTCGTCAAAAATGAGGTGGCAGCAAGTGCAGCGATAGATCATTGATTCCCCTCCAAATACACCATCGCGCTCTGCACGCCAAATACGCGCGCCGCCTGATGATCGTTGAAAAACACGTCGATGTGGTTGCCGTTCACGCCGCCGCCGCAGTCCTCCGAGATGTAGCTGTGCTGCGTGCCGTCCGGCCAGATCAGCAGCACGCGCGTCCCGTAAGGGATCACCTTCGGGTCGACCGCGATCGTGCGTCCTTCGGTCGCCAGCGTGCCGGTCGCAGTGTAGCCGCTTGCCCACTTGCCGCAGCAGCAGCGTCCGGGACAATAGGCCGTGAGCGTAAACTCGCCAAGAAAAACGTCATTGCACACGGCGCTTTCGGTCGCGGGGATATCCCACGCGGGGTCATACTCCTCCGAGACTACCGAGGATTCCTCGGGGCTTGCATCGACCGCCTGCGCGCTGGTGGCAAGGATTGAGATCGCGATCAAGAGGATCGTCGCGCCCAGACACGCAGCAGCAATCAGCGCCGATTCATCGGCCTTGCGCTGCTCTCTCGTGCGTCTGTCATGCCGTCTCACCGTCTGCACCCCCTGTCGATATACGGCAGCAGCTCATACAGCACCTTGCACACCGCGCACGCGCCGATGACGGCAAGCCCCGTCGTAAAGTCGCAGCCGTTGAGCGCGATTACCGCAGCGGCGATGCCGCCGAAAAACAACGTATCGATCATTTCGCGCCTCCGATCAGCATGAGCTTTTCCGCGTCCGTAAATTGCAAAACTCGGTCAAGCTCCCAAATTTCATCTAAAGTCCAGCGGGAACGCCCCGCCATGCGATTGCAGATTTGCGTTTCCGATAGGCCAATTTCCTCGCCCAGCTCCTTGCCGGTGCGAATCAACGCCCGTCCCATCGCGCCGCGCACGGCTCGCTCAAGGTCGTTTCGCCGTCGCGTTAACTGTTGTGGCTTTAGCATCTTGCCATTTCCTTTCTTCCGTGCTACAATAAGCACGGACACAATATCTTGTGGTGAGATTTGTCCCACACGCCCCGCTCGATGCTGCAACATTGGGCGGGGCATTTTTTATTCAACTCCGACAACATGGTATCTGCCGTATCCGCTCGAGCGACCGGAACCGATGCCAAGGCCAAACCCAGCTATATTGATAATGTTTACGATTTGGTCAAGCGTGTAGACATTCTCGGTGTATGTGATGTGGATTTGCGATGACCACCCGGAAAACCGATTGATGTACACCAGAACAGGTTTGCCGCGCTTCGGAGACATCAGCGTTTTGTCAACGAAATGCTCCGCGAACTTCACGGGCTCTAAACGAGCCGTAACATTCATGGCAGTGTCAAACTTCGTCGCGTAAGTGTCGATCTCATTTCGCACGACTGCCTGACAGAAGGACTTTTTCAAGCCGAAGCCCGTAATGCAGGGCGCGTTGTTCGTCAGCATATCGCGCAAGGTCTCCTCGGTCATGTCGCGGTAAGTGTCCTCCACGGGGTATCCGTCCCGCCAGTGAATTGCCGTGATGATGTCCTCCCAGATGTTGGGGACTTCCTTGATGGTCTTCTTGCCATCGCGGGCGGCGATCAGTTCTCGGACGGCGCGGGCGTTCATCTTGTTCAACACAAGGTCGCCATCACCTTCAATCAGAATTGTTGCCTGTTCGATTTTTACAGGCTGGACTTCGATAATGCGCTCTTTCGTCATCTTTCATTTCCTCCTTGATTTGCTCGTGCGCTTGCTGTGGCTTATGCTGTGCTTTCTTGTTATGTTCTATGGTTTTCTTATCTTTTCGTTTTCTTTAAAGTTCTGTGATCATGGCCTTCATAAGCCACAACAAGCGCACGATGTTGTTTTGTTCTGTCGGGTAATTTGTTGTTATGCGCGGTCATGTACTATCGTCTGCGGTAAGCAGAAACAGAAGCGTGTAGTGTAGTGTAATGTTTTATGCTGTCATATATAGATGTTTAGTGTCCTGGTCTCTTGCTTTATTTTGCTACGGAGCTACGCGCCCCTGTTTCCGCTTACCGCCGTTTTGCTATCCGGCTACCCTGTCGATGGCGTCAAATACGCCGTCAAGCTCCACCAATGTTTTGTACTTCGCCCGGAAACTGTTCAGCTCCGCAAGAGCGCGGTCGAGCAGTTTCCTGTATTCGTCCTTGTCCTGCATAATCATGACGGTCGGCTTGTATCCGCTGTCTGCGTCTGTCTTGAAGAACACTCGCACCTCGGGGCAAGGTGTATCACTCTTCTCCTTGATAACCAGGTTACAAACAATGTGCCGTGCCTGCTGCAAACGCCACTTCTCGGCGGCTTCTGCATCGTTCCAATCAAAGCACTTATGCAGCTCCGTCTGCTCGTCTCTCGCCTTGTCGAGGATTTGGGCGGTCGTTGCGGAGTTCCCGATTGCCAAGATTTCGTCAGCGACCTTTTGCGCGTCAGCGGAAATGCGGCAGCCGCTTTTCCATGCTGCAAAAATCATCTTTAACCTCCTGTTGCGTGTTAGTTCTCTTCGCTGGGTCTCATCGCCTTATCTTCTCTTGCAGCCTGCGCGGCTTCCGATGCCGCTCTGATTTCCGTTTCGGTCACGCCGTACATTCTGGTCAACGGTCTAATGTACTTGCTTGCGATACCATTCACACCGCGTTCCCAATTCGACACCGCGGAAACTCTTACACGGAGTTTCTTTGCTATGTCTTCCTGCCGCAAACCGGCATTTTCTCGGATTGCCTTTAATTCCAAGCGTTCTCCCCTCCTTATAAAGTTCAGAACTTTATATTGACAAACGCAACCAACACCGCTATTATGTAAGTGTCAGCCAACAAAATATCGGTTATAAGTCCGCAAAAACGGAAAATCCGTTGGGGGCTTGGTTTTTTGTTGCCTTAATTAAGTTCTGTAAGGCTATTATAACCTACGTAATGGTGGATGTCAACGCCTTAGACGACAAAATGTAGGATTTAGCATAATGTCCAAACATATGCCGTTGGATTTGGCAGTTATTATTAGAATATGGCTTACAATATTTTTGATGACGAATCTAAAACGCTTGAAGAAAAAAACGACGCTTATTCTCGAATAAGAGAACAAGAGGTCGTTAGATTGAAAAGCTTTTATGATTTTTCAACCGTTGATGGGATAAGGAGTATTCCTGTCCCATGTACAGAGGTAAACGGAGATTCTCCTACAGGCCGTGTAGAATATTATTTGCGCGGTCAGTGCTTTGCAAAATACTACAAAGAAAAAAATATTGCACTTGCCGTAGAATGCGTAAGAAAAGCACATAGCTTAATGTTTATATCAGATATGATTTGGAAGTACGATGCGTACATATCTGACATAACGAATTTGCACAATTTAGGTGCACATAAGCAAGCATGGGAAGAAGAAGCGCGAGTTGATTCCTATTTTCAAAAAGTTGGAATATACCCGCATCTCTCTATAAGAGATTTCCCAAACGTATTTGCATATTTTAAATGGAAGCGCTTAATTAAAGAAATGGAAGAAGAACGAATTAGAAAGCGTTCTATCCGACATGAATATTATCGATTGCAAGAATACCTTCCTGCGTTGTGCCCCAAATCATTATCTGGATACTCCAGAATGAAAAACTCTAATTCTAAAGCCTATCAAAAAATATTAGCCCAAGCGGCATTATACGGAATAGATATAATTTAAAGGACTTTAATATGCCGAAAACATTAAATAGCGTTGCTCTTGGTAATAATTGCATTAAATTTATCGAGGCTTATTGCAAAAGAAAAGATATTAGCGAAGCTGCGTTTTCTCGAAAATTTGGGAAAAACAATAGATGGGTGTCTGACCTGCGCAGAGGGAAAAACACAAATTTGCCGTCAAAAGAACTTGCTGTGCAAATGTGCTTAACCCTCAATGTTTCCCCCGATGACATCCTCCTGCACGAGGGGAAAACCCCGGAAGAAACCTCCAAGTGCTTAGAGGATATCGAGGCGGTGCGGAAACTGGTCGAGGCAGATAGCATAAAAAAAGCCCCCGCCACTGAGGGCGAGGGCGAAAAGGACGCGCTTATTAAAGCTGTCAGGGAAATAACCGATAAAGATACGGCGCTGGCCGTTTTCGATGAGCTTAGTAAAAAAATGCGGGAGCTGATGTAATGTCTACTTTCTACCCATCGAATCCGCAAGACCTCATGAAAACCGAAGCGGAGCGGAAAGACCATGAGCGGCTGCAAAAAGAGCAAGGCGAAAAGGAACGCCGCGAGAAAATGCGGTTTATTATTACTGCTGTTCTTTCTGGCATTGCGGCGCTCGCTGCTGTTGCAGGAGTGATAATTCAACTTGCTTGAGTGCAATCAGCGTGTCAATCTTGTCTGAGATTTCCTTCAACCCAAATACAACGTCGTTGATCTGGCCTTTCATGATAATGCTGTTCTCTGCCAGTTTGGAAATGTCAAACTCGTAGCTCTTCATAGCACACCTCTTTCTTTTAATTTTGAAAATACTTCTGCGCAATCCGCAGCGGATAACTGGTCTATCATTTCAAGGATTTGTTTGCGCAATCTCTCGAGGCAATTTTGATAGTTCGCGCTGCTTTTATTGCCTTTCCGCATAACCTGTCCTTTTATTGTACCATTTTTCACGTCATTACACAACATTTTGTGTCCCTCCAAGTAATTATAGTAACGGGGCTATCTGTCGATTGTTGCACATAGCGGTGCAAGTATCAATATTCCGAAGTAAAGGCACTGCCGCCCTCTGCAACAAACGGCAGTGCCTTTTTGCAGCCAGCGGGAAGCGGTCGCCGCTGCATGGTTTGACCGTACAGCACCCAGCACTGCACTTTCAAGGCTTAGATTTGGCCCTTTGACAACTTCCGACAAATTTCATTGCTACAAAAAAGTGCAACATTTGCACTGAAAGGATATGATGTTAAGTGAACATTCAGAAACGATGTCAGGAGCAAAAAGACTTGTTAAGACTAACACATCAAGATATTGCCGACAAAGCAGGCTTACCGTTGCAAACAGTAAAAAATTTTTTCTCCCGCGCATCTAAGTCCCCATCAGTTTACACAGTCGCTGCGATTTGCAAAGTGCTTGGCATCTCTCTTGATGAAGTGTTCGGCATTTCCAAACACTTGACGCCGACCGAGGAGACTTTACAAGCGCGCAACGATGAGTTGGAACGCCACGTTGATGCGAAAGCAGACATGATCGAGATCATGCGGCGTGGAGTGCGTATCCGCAACGTTGTGATTGCTATAATGTTTGTCATTATCGTCCTGCTGGCTGCATGGTGCTTGTACATTGATTGGAGGGGGATCTGATGAAAATACCAAAAGCAAAACTACTACCGTCCGGCAACTGGAATGTCAGTGTCATGGTAGACGGAAAGCGCGTGTCCGTCACAGCGCCTACCAAAAGGCAGGCGGAGAATGAAGCTGCCGCGTTGAAGTCCGGCGCGAAGTCTGCCGCTCGTGCGTCTGAGCGCACGGTTGGTGATGCTATCGACCGATACATTGACAGCAAGGACGCGATACTCTCCCCTTCCACCGTCAACGGGTACAGAAAACTCCGCAAGGTGGTTTTCCCGGAGCTGATGGGCGTTAAGTGCTCCGCGTTGACGCAGGATCGCGTGCAGCGTGCCGTGAATAAGATGGCACGGGAAAAGTCCCCGAAATACGTCCGCAACGCTTACGGCTTATTCACGGCGGCAATGTCGGAGGAATGCCCCGATAAGGTGTTCCGGATATCTTTGCCGCAGAAGGAAGCGCCTAAAATCAAAATCCCTACCATGGACGAGATCAGAATTCTACACGAAGGCTGCAAAGGCACAGCGTTTGAATTGCCTTTCCTGCTGGCTGTCTGGCTCGGCCTCCGTACATCGGAGATCAGAGGTCTAACATGGGATTGCCTTGACGGCGATATTCTGACGATCAAGCAAGCAATGGTAGATGGTGAGGACGGTCCGCAGCTCAAGCAGCCAAAAACTTACAGCGGCAACAGAAAACTAAAAGTGCCGCCGTATATTATGGGGCTGCTTTCCGCAACACCGCACACAGATGAGTATATTGTCCACGCAACACGGAACGTGCTGTATAAGCATCTGCAACGCGCATGCGCCCGCTGTGGAGTTTCGCCGTTCCGCTTCCACGATCTTCGGCATGTAAACGCATCGGTCATGCTCAGGCTCAACGTCCCGGACAAATACGCAATGGAGCGCATGGGGCACTCTACAAACAACATGCTTAAAAATGTATATCAGCACACCATGGATGATAAAGCCGTAGCAGTGGCAGATGCCGTTGACGGCTTTTTTGAATCCGAATTTCATCTGTAATTTCATCTGCAATTCATCTGCAAAAACGCTGTTTTAAGCGCACTTAACTTGCAAATATCGCAAGTAATGCGTAAACAAGTAAGCCAGAAAACCCTTGCAAATACAAGAAAAACCCCGCAGCTGTTGAAACTGCGAGGTTTTTTCATTGGTGGAGGCGGCGGGAGTCGAACCCGCAACCGAATCCGCAAAAGCATTGATATTACAAGGTTTTTTGTAACTCATCTGCAATTCCGTCTACAATTTACTTTTCCAGTTTGCGCATGACGCTATTATAGACGCGCTCGTTTACAATTTTCAAACTGTCCATCAGCTCATCCATGATCTCCCACGCCTTGTCCGGTGGAACATCTGCCACCGCGCGCAGAAAATCGCTGTCGCCGTATGTTTCGGCGCTAACTGGCGCGGGCGCTGCGGAGTATGCCATTGGCAAAGCCCTCTCTCTGCTGCCGCTTTGCTGGTCACGGATGGCATACAGCACGGCAAGGCGCTCATAGTTTGTCCAACTCGATTCCTCTGTTTCAAGGCGAGCTATCCAGCGATTGACCTCATTCTCGTCGACCATAGGGGCGCACCCCCTTTAGCCCTCAATCGTGTCCATGCAGCGCTGGATGGCTCTGCGGATGCTTTCGTCGTCGGCGTTGTCCAGCATTTCCTGCAACTGGCGTTTCATGTTGTCGATACCACCATCACGGGAATAGTGGCCGCGCACATAATGCGTGCCGCGTCTCGCATTGGACATATCACGGTCATAAGCGCCGCGCATACCAGACTGCCAGTCTCCGTCGCGGGAATAGCGGCGAGAATAGTCTTCATCGCGGGAATAGCCGTCGTCCTCCAACATCTCAATCTTATCGATGTTCTTGATGGTGTCCGTCAGCTTGTGCGCAATTTCGAGATCGCCCGCGCCAAGCTCGCCCTTACGTGCCAGCTCGTCGAGTTCGTCGCACAGCATATTGCGCAGATCATACATTGCTTTCTTGCTCATGTCCATTCTCCTTTCACGCGATTCTCTCAACCGTCAGGTTCGAGTTAGCGAAGTTGACGGCCTGAGTGCTGGTGTTTTCCATTGCGACCGTCAGGCAGCAGCCTTTCGGAACGCAGACCTGTGCGGAAACATAAATGTTAAAGTAGTTTCCTACCGCCGCGGGCGTGACGGTCGCCGTTGCGCTGGTCAACGGCTCTCCGTTGATGGCAAGCGCCGCCGTGATGGCCTCGACCGTGCCTCCGGTGGGAATAGCGATGTTGCCGCCATAAGAGACCCTAAACAAAGCGCGATTTTGATTGGTGAGGCCGCGAAGCGTGACAACACCTGCGCCCTGACGATGCACGATACAGGGCTTGCTATTGACCGCCGTTTCGGTCAAGGGAACGTTCTGCCCAGCGGCTACGCTCACAATATTTGCATTTGTGTACTCTGCCAAAATAATCAGTCCTTTCTAAAGGGGTCGATTTCGACCCGGTTAAAATACAGCGGCAGGGCTATTGCCCCGCCGCGTTGTTGTCAGTATCGGCACGGGGCCGACCATTTTCCCCACATGGGGAAAAAGCTATGCTATGCAGTTGTCAGCAGCCGCAACCGGAGCCACAGCCGCCGTAGCCGCTACCCGCCCACGGGTTACAGGTAATGTAAGCCGGGGAAGGGCACGGGCGAAGCTGCGAAATGAGGTAGTTATTCTGTGCAGCCTGAGACGCAGCCAGCTTGAGATTCTGGTTCTCGGTCTGGAGGTCGGACAGTTTGCTCTGCGTCAGGAAGTCGAGGATGGCGCGGCTGTTCTGGTTGTTCGCGTCAATGATGTCGCGTGTGGCGTTCTGCACGGTATTGCGCGTGTCGCACGCCTGCGTCGCCATGTCATAACGCACCTGCGCGATAGCCGCACGATTCTCGCAGCAGCAATTTGCGGCCTGCATCTGCATGGCGTTGAGCTGCTGCATCAGCGCCGCCTGCTGGTTGCTGCGGGAAAGCTCGGCCTGTGCAAAGCCGTTTGCCATCGCCATGTTGGTGCCGTTGACAAGCTGCGCCTGCTGGTAAAATCCGTCGCAAAGGCCCTGATTTACGCTGTCGATCTTGCGCTCGACATTGGCAAAATCAGAGGTCAGCACATAGCCGTCAACCACGCCGCCGGAATTGCCGTTGTTCCCCCATCCGTTGTTTCCCCAGCCGCAAAAAACAAACAGGAAAAGAATGATGATCCACCACGCGCCATCGCCGCCGAAGCCGCCAAAGCCGCTGTTCATCATGCCGGTTGGCGCAACAGGCATAGTGGCCTGAACACCGCCGTCAGAAAGAGACATAGTATCACTCCTTTGGAAAATTTTTATTCATCAAATCGTGGCCACGATGTTGATTTGTGTTGATAATTACTGCATCAGGCTTTGAAACTGCTTCGCCATCTGCTGTAGCTGGTTGAGCTGCGCCTGCGAGAGTTTGCCGCTTTGCAAGAGATTTTCGACCTCCGCTTTGGGGTCACCATGAAAATTTGCCTTGAATTGCTGGAACTGCTGCACCATCTGGGCAAAGTTGCCCATAGGGCTCTGCCCGCCGCCCAGCGCGGCCATAAACGGATTACTCATCGTCCTCGTCCTCCTCGACCTTGCGTTTCTTCTTCCCCTTTATTTCGCCCACAAGCGCCGCCAGCGCGTCAAACTCTTTACGGGTAACAAATTCCACGCCCTTTTCTTGCGGCGCTGTACGGGGCGTTTCTGCGCGCTCTACGAGATCGTAAATCTTAAGCGTTGGCTTGCCGCTTGCATCCGCCTGCTTGAGATACACAGTCGGCGCGGTAGAATCCCACAGCGCCACAGCGGAGTTGGGCGCGATGAGATAGCCTTTTGCCTCCTGTTCGCCGCTTACCCACTGCACGCCGCCCTGTGCGATAGGGTTCTGTTGCACTGGCTGCGACATGGGCTGCTGCATGGGCTGCATCTGTGGCTGCTGCATCTGCCGCATCTGCATGAGGTTGTCCGGCATTGGCTGCGGGTAATAGGGATTGAAATAGGGATATGGCATGTTCATTCCTCCGTTTCTTTTGCCCAGTAATAAAGTGGGATTTCGTGCTCACTGTTCCAGCTATCGTAAATCACGCCATCTTGCACGCACACAACATGGCCGGAGAGCGCGAGAATATACGTTCCACGCAGGTGATCGTTTGCAAACTTACCGACCGTGTAACAGTCCGGGCAGGTGTCCGGTATGATGTAGCGCCGATAGCCGAGAGACCGCAGATACGCGCCCCAACAGGCGTTTGCATTGGGAAGATCGCCGTCCAAGTATCCCCGTATGCAGAGCGACAAATAGACTTTGCCCCAGTCTTTGCCCGTCGCCTTGCAGATCGCGCGCACGGTACAGTCCGATACGTTGCGCCCTGCGGGGTTTGGGTTGAAATAGCTATACATGGAAAAGCTCCGCAAAATAAACGTAAGTACGCAGCTCGTCAGGGTCAGGAAACAGTGCCAAAATGTCCATTGCCATTTGCTCAGTAAAGCCCAGTGCTAAAAGTCGGTCGTACATCGCCGCACCTCCTTTTGTTGCCTCTATCATACCGTGGATCGTGCCCCGCAAATGGTCATCGTTTGGTCATTATTTGGTCAAAAAATATTTTGCAAAAAGCTCAAAAAGCTCTTGACTTTACGCCAATATTGGCGTATACTAAGCACATAAAGCAAGAGGGAAACCTCAGGAGGAAACGAAAATGAAGTACAATTACAGCATTTATGAAGACAATGCCGGCCGCCTGCACCTCGCTGTCATGGACGAGAACGGCTCCTGCATCTACTACATTTGCGACGCGGACCGCGCTCTGGTCGTTGGGGCGCTGGACGCGCTCAAAGCGGGCGGCGACCCCATCGCCGACGACTGGGAGGGCGGCGAGCCGGACCCTGCGACCTGCTACGAGGAGATCAGCAACATTGTCGACGCCCGCAACAGCGGCGCGACCATGCTCGATTTATAAAACTTACAGGAGGAAGAACATCATGAACGAATACAGATATGAAGAACTTCGCGAGGCGGCCACTAAGAACCCCACCGGCGAAAATCTCGCCGCTCTCGGCGAATGGCTTCAGCAGTACGGCAACGACTGCTGGAACGGTGAGGAATGGGACATCGACGAGGGACGCCTCTTACGTCCCGTGTATGGTCAGGAGCCAGACGAATACGGCGATTTCCCTCTCGTGGGCTACGATCTCCTCTAAAGGAGGTGGCGGCTATGAGACGAAAGTACAACGACTGCCAGCGGGCGGACGGCGACTGCACCGTCTGTTCTCTGGTCAACTACGGGCGGGACTGCCACAACCGCCCCATCACTAAGCTTGAGTGGTCCCGCCGCATGGCAAACATGACGCAGTCCGAGTTGGCTCAAAAGTCCGGCGTCAATATCCGCCGGATTCAGAAAGTTGAATCCGGCGAGATTGAAACCGGCAATATGGCTGCAAAAACCCTATTTGCGCTTGCCGACGCTCTTGGCGCCGATGCGAGGGAGCTGCTGTAATGGGCATATATGACCTAACAGGGCAGACTTTTGGGCACTGGACTGTGCTTGAGCCTGCGGAGCCGGATAAATACGGTCGGGCAAAATGGCTCTGCCGATGCGATTGCGGCGAGGAACGCGTCGTGACTGCCAGCAATCTCCGTCGGGGTGTCAGTACGTCATGCGGCCATACCAGGGGCGAAAATCACCGAAAGAATCTGATTGGACAACGCTTTGGGCGGTTGACTGTGACGCGTTATGTGCGCTATTCTTCGACCGCGAATAGCTCAATATGGCGGTGCCGTTGTGATTGCGGCAAAGAGACCGACGTATCGGGCAGGAATCTTATGACCGGGCATACCACGTCCTGCGGCTGTGCTATGGCAGAGGCCCAGCAATCCCCAGCCGCTCGAGTTAAGGCGCTGCTGGAATCCCCGTTGACAGGGCCATATGAGACCAATATTCGCGCAAAATGGTATCGAGTATCAAACGGTGCTCGTGAGTGGGAGATCAAAAACTTATCGAAATTTGTCAGAGATCATGTGGAGCTGTTTAGCATTGACCCAGAGGATAAGTATGAGGCCAAGCGTACGGCCAAGATGCTGTATGGCGCGTCATACAATCATTGTCGGTGGAACGGATGGACGGTCATCCAGATCGAACCGAACGAATAAAAAGAGAGCACCGATCAACCTCGGTGCTCTCTTTGTCCGTCTGCTATTTTTTGGTATGCCCGCCTGCGGCAGCGGTTGACCGCCTCCGGTGACAGGTGCAGCGCCTCGCACACTTGCGCGTAGCTCTTGCGTCGCACGTCGCACTCGATAAGGCACGCCGCCTCGTCCTGCGGTAGCTCGAAGGATAAAATATATTCGACGGCTCGCCGTGGAGCCATCGCGGATAGTTCCGCCCGGATACGCTTGTGCTGACTGTTCATGCCCGTGTAAGGCTTGCAGAGGCGCTTGCGCGTGGGCTTTCGCCGCCCGCTCCTTCCTGTGCCCGATTAGGACACCGTCATTTTGCCGCTCTCTGGATCATCGCCACGGCTTCCTGCCGCGTGATCAGTCTCTGCGGCGCGCTGCCGTCCGTGATGCCCGCAATTTTTGCCGCCGCCCAGTCTTTTGCCGCCCACGAAGAGACGGGCTTGGTGCCGAGCTGCGCCAAATATGCGTCCATCATCTTGTTAAATGTTGCCTGATCCATGTACTCCTCCATTTCCGGCGGGTACTTCCCCGCCAAAATCATGCTCCCTGTGTATCGCATATGGTCGTCCCACTGGAAATGCGGCTTGTCCGGGAATTTCTCCCAGTCCCCGCCCCACGAAAAACCGACCTGCTTGCCGATCTGCCCGCAGCGGGCGAAGAACGACGGATCGTCGTACTCATGTCCCTTGACGTTTTTGCAGATGTCGAACGCAAGCCCCGCCTTGACGCCGTGGAACGTCGGGCGCGTCGCGGTCTTTGCCGCGTACCCGTTTGCGGCAAGATAGCGCTGGTACTCGTCGTCTCTAACCGTCTCCGTCACCAGAACCGGAAGCCCCGCCTCCTTGCAGAGGGCAAGGAAGATGACGCAGTTTGCGCGCACGTCCGCCCGCAGGTCGGCAATGTCCCTACTGTGATACATTGCCGTCACCCTTGCCGTCGATCACGTCCTGTGCCTTCTGCGACTGCGTGCCGAAGTAGAACGCGATGATGACCGCATAGATCGTCATGAAGTCCTGCGAGATGTTGCCCGTCACCGCCATATAAGCAAAAACGCCCGTCAGCACCAGCGTCACGATGCTCTTGACGCTCATCAGGTTTGCGATACGCTTGATAATTCTTTCGTTCATGTTATTCGTCCTTTCCCTTGATTTTGATTCCCGCCAGCAGCCCCAGTTCCGCCGTCCACGCGGCGAACCACGCGACGGTCAGGCTGTCCGGCACCACCTTGTCATGCGCGGTCAATACGAGAACCGCAATGCAGTACCAGCAGAGGTTGAGCACTGCTGCGATGACGTACTTGTCCCGCTTTCTCAGTTTCTTCATAAAGCAACCCCCGCCAGCAGCCACGCGATAAACGCGCCTGCCAGCGCCGCGAGAGCCTTATCGACCAGACTGTCCCAGCGTTTCCCCGCCTTGCCCGTGATAGCTTTCACGTCCTCTTTGATCTCCTTGACGTCGCCCTCGACGGTTTCCTGCTTGATAGCCAACACTTCGACAGACATTGCCAGCCTGTCAAGCGCCGTTTGGTGCTCCTGCAACTCATTGATTCGATGCGTATTGCTCTTGCACCGACTTTCGATCAGCGCGATCTCTGCATCATCGTAGTGCTTTGCATTATCCATATCCCGCTCCCTTTCTGCAGCCTTAGACCGCCGTGAAATACTGTCCTACAAGCTCGTGCGGCAGATACTGCAAGACGATCTTCCCGCCCGCGGCCTCACCAATACACTCGCACAGGTACAGTTTAGTGTCCTCAGGGTCTTTATAATAAAGACCATAGGTGTACTCCATACCACGAGCGGCCGGAATCGGGTCATCTTGAGTACCAGCATGCTCGAGGTCAATGATAGTCCACATTGCAGGAGTGCTGTGCGGAGGCCAGTCGGCCTGAGTAGTGTGACCGTGGTCATCGTTGACGCGATACACGCGCAGAACGCCGTCATTGTCAGCGTCACTCATGCGGTCTCCCGGTGCAACTACCTCACCGATGTGGTCTGCCCACCGCGCAACTAACTCAGGAGACTTAGCTGCCTCTGCATCCGTAAAGGACTTTGCAGCCTGTTCAATCATCGGTCGCAGCTCTGCGGCACGCGCCACGGTCACGACCTCGCCCGTGAGGGTGACCACCGCGCCGACGGCGGTCTCCGCCTCCGTGGGCTTGCCCATCTTGATAGATACGGTGCCATCGCGGTGGTCCACGATCTCGCCCGCGAGGCTGTACGCACTCATGTCCTCTTCGGTCACGACCTCTTCGGTCTGACCAGTTGGATTGCTGTCATTGTCGAGCTTGTCCTTCGTCTCGCGGAAGACGTTGCTCCACGGTGTGTTGTCAGGCAGCAGCGCCGCCGCCTGCGCATAGGGCATGGTGAGATGCACCGTCTGCGTCTCGCGCATATCCCAGTTGAGGTCTTTGTAGTTGTATATCAGCGTGGCGGGATACTCCTGCCCGTTCACTTTGATAAATTCTGCCATAGTAGGCCTCCTTTACACAATGGTGTTGGATTCATCCAAATAGTAAGTGGTGTTGATTTTTGGTGCTCCATTGAACGTGCCGCCCGTATTGCCAAACATATACACGAGCGCCCCGGAAGCTGTTGTCCCGGTTCCGTTTTTGGGTATGCGGTACGACTTGGTATATGTTCCAGACGCCGTGGTAGATAATTTGATTTTTGTACAAAGGTAGAACATGGAGTTGTAGCAGTTGGTTTTCAGCGTAGTTGCAGGCAGCGACGGCGCTGTTGTGAGGCTCGTGCAGCCATAGAACATGGAGTTGTAGCAGTTGTTCGCCAGTGTGGTTGCAGGCAGCGACGGCGCTGTTGTGAGGCTCGTGCAGCCATAGAACATGTAATAGTAGCAGTTGCTCGCCAGCGTAGTTGCAGGCAGTGACGGCGCTGTTGTGAGGCTCGTGCAGCCTTGGAACATGGAGTTGTAGCAGTTGTTCGCCAGCGTGGTTGCAGGCAGCGACGGCGCTGCCGTAAGGCTCGTACAACCATAGAACATGTAATAGTAGCAGTAGCTCGCCAGCGTAGTTGCGGGCAGTGACGGCGCTGCCGTAAGGCTCGTACAACCTTGGAACATGTTGGAGTAGCAGTAGCTCGCCATTGCGGGGCGATTCCCGTTTTTTACGGTCGAATAGTCTAATAGGAGGTCGATATCCCCGTTGCAGGCGATATTTGTCCCAATAATGCTCCATTTTACGCTACTGGAAGTCGTTCCGGTTATTTTTGAATTTCCTGTCCCTCTGAGATAAATGTAATGATTTTTTTCAATTTCGCCGGAAGCAATAGCGCTGCCATCCCACATTTTCCATCCGCTTCCATTGGTATATTCTAATTTGCCGTCCCAGTTTTTTGGCGCGGAAATCGAAAATGGATTTGCAGATGAAAATTCTAATACTGTATCGAGGTCATCAGGCCAGCCTTTGACCCGCCGTTTCATCCTTGGATAGTTTACGATCATGTCCTCACCTCACGATGCAAAGCTGACCGGCTGAATCGACACATAAACCTCTATGGCTGCTGTCGGAATCTCGTCACACTGGAAGGTCAGCGAATCCGCCCCATGGCCGACGCACTGCACATAGCAGGAATTCCACGCGCTGTCATAGCTTTCGTCAACGGGGGAGCAGATCACCCTCTGCTTTGTGCCGTCAGCGAGAACGCCAGTCACGGTCACGCTCTGCTGCTTGGTGCTGGAATTCCAGCCCGTCACCGGCAGCGTCACCTTGCGCATGGTCGGCCCACCTTCTGGAATTTTCACGGTTTTC